AGTAGTGATAGTTTGCTCCATTTGGAGGAGAATATCTAACAACACCACAACCTTTATAATTGTCTATCACCTCAAAGTTACTTTTGGGTTCTGTTACTTTTGTTGATTTATTAGGTCTCATCGTAGAAAATATCAAGATAATAGACCCTATTACAATTACCGCAATTCTCAAAATTAGTACTTTATTCATCCCAAGGTGCTCTCCTTTCTAAAAGTTGTTTAAGTTTTTCGATTGTTTTTGGGTCCGGTGGTTCGGCAAGTCGTTTTTGGATTTCATCATATGCCTCTTTTGAGATATAAATCGTTTCTGGTTTACATCCAAAGTATTTAAGGCATCTGCGTTCATACCTCCACGATTTATAATCACGCCATAAGGATACAAAAAAGTTTCTCATAGTTCTCTGGTATGTGATAGGTTCATAGGGCACCGATAAGGAATAAAACTCATACTGAAAGAAAAGGACAGAACCCCAATACCGAATGAGAATATACTACCATCAAAGACACTCAAAGTCAAGCGAATATTTGGTTCCCAATCCCAATATGATGAACTGTGGAACTGTGCGTCTATGATATTAAAGTTCTTAAACTGACCTATGGTGAAGTATATCTCTCTTCCATAGTCATATTGTGTGAAAAAATCAAAGATTTTCATCGTCAAAAGAGAAGTATTCGTAGATTTCGGACATTACACACTCTTCTATATTGTCACGAATGGTTCCCTCATTTGGGTTCTCAATATGTTTGTGTGCTCGGTGCCAACCTCTCTTAACACCAGCATTAATTGCCATTTCTAAAATGACAAGAGTTTTAGCTTTCATTCTTCATCCTCCTCATAAGGAAACATTTTATCATATGCTTCATCAGTAACAGCAAGATACTGAACGTCAGCATCCCGGTGCTCCTCCGCATACACTAACTGGTAGTGTGCGAAAGAAGCAGGGTCAGTACTAGCGTATTCTACCAGACCATCAACCAAACACAAGTAGTTCATACAACCTCCCAATCACATTCCCAATGACAATCTTCACTTACATTCACCCAGAAGAAGTATTTTTGATTTTGACTAGCAAGAAACAACATACCATCTCCTTTATCCTGTTCTACAATACAGACAGGATTATTTGACATACTATTGATAAGGCGATTTTTTGCCTTACTTGATTTAGGTTTTACAGTAACTTTGCGTGTCATTTTTATAGTGTATAAGGAACATTATATGCTTCCAGAATACAACGAGCAGTAGCAATCGCCAAGTCCTTATGACCGATACTGATGACTTCCCGGACATTTTTTTCACAGGAAGTAATATAGACCCCATCATTATCTATTGTCAATTCCACTCGGTGATTAATATCCTCATCGTGTGGGTCGGTCATTTCAAGAACATCAATTTTACTGCGAAGCACTTGAGTATTTGGAATGAGAGTATAAGAGTTAGTCATAATGTCTGTGTGTATGAAAGTATTATAAGGCAAAAATGGGGTCTCGTAAAGACCCCTTGTGCCAGTTTCTTAAGTGTCCTTAAATCTCAATCTCAAAGTTAGGATCAAAGTTAAGGTTTAGGTCTGCGTTATTATATCCGTTGTAGTATCCACGAGGATTACATACAACTCTACAATCACCAATTTTGTAATCCAGACTTTCGTGAGTATGTCCGTGACTCCAGTATTTGACTTGAGGATTATTCAAAATCAAATCATCAAGATCACTCACATAAGCACCATTCGCAATACCAGCAGTTCGGTATTTTGGATGAACCGATTCATAAGAGGGTCCGTGATGTGTGAGAACCCAAGTTTTTGTATCCTTAAACTCCTCCAACTTTTGCTGAAGAAATAGTTTGGACTTCTTATGAAACTTGAGAGTATCATCAGGGTTCATCTTACGATAGTTGGAACCAATACGAATGACCTTATAATCATTCATACACTGTGCTGCCTCCATCATCTCCAGAGCATTCTCATTACGAAAATCAGTCCATAGAGTTGCTCCAAGAAATACCCAGTCCTTGATGTTTACATAATCGTTCTCAAGATAATGGATTTCTTTTGGTAGATGTTCTGCGAGGACATCAAAAGTCCCTTCGTAGTTGTATCCATATGCTTCGTGATTTCCATTTAGATAAAGAACCTCATCAAAGTTCTTCACACACTTCTGTAGGAAGTCATCATAGACCTTATGAAGGGGACCATCCTTCTTAAAGTGGCGGGCACATAGAATGTCACCACCCAAAATCAAAATATCCCCTTCCCCAAGGTCAGGAACTCCGTGCCCGTGTTCGCAACACTCCAAATGTAAATCGCTGACAACTTTGATTTTCATTAATCAAATCCTAATGCTTTATTAATTTTTTCTAGTGTTTCTCTGGTTAAAATGTCTTCATCAAGTTCTTCTGGTGAAGCAAATTCAAGAAATAATTGATATGCTTCATCCCAAAAATCTACCGATGGAACACGACCAAGATAAGACATTTTTCGTTTCATTTTTTCTTCAAGGTCAGGAACAACACATTTAATTTTCAGCACAAGATTTTGCTTTGGGGGTTTCCTTTACAATTTTATTATACAGCAGTCGGGCAAAGATTTCGTGAGGAGGTGTGCCACTTTCACAACTGGATGAGGTCGCAACATTCCACATCATACTCAAGTTTTTATCATCTAATATTTTCATCAAAAATCTCCTTTTCCTTGTCCTACATCAAACACAAATACACCACGATTTATCCACATATCAATTACCTTTTTCCTATCATCAAAAACCGCAAAGATCTTATAATCCTTCTCAATCTGGTCGGCAAGTTCTCCCTTTACAATCGCATCATCACGATGGTCTTCATACTTTCGCATCAAAAGACCATTATAGTCGTGTTCCATAATACCATACTTCTCAAACCATTTCAGGGTCACATCACGATAGTCATCACTTCTTCCACTTACAAAGAAGATTGGAAATCTGTCTTTGAGTGCGTTAAGAACCTCAAGAACCTGTAGAATTGGTCGGTCATTTATAATTCCAGCATTCCAAGCATTCCAATTGCGAGGTTTTGATGCGACATACTGACGACGACGAGAAACATCACATAAGGTTCCGTCCAAATCCACAACTATACAATTAGGTTTAGTCATTTACACAACTCACAAAATCAAATCCTTCCTCAAGTGTTGGAACCTCAAATTGATGATACATTCTTTTTAGAATACTCTCAGGAATAAACTTACCTTCTCTTGTTTTATTTCTTTTGAGTGCTTCTTCTAAATCAACCTGAAACCAAACTACGGTTCTCTTATAAATGGAAGGAACCTTGGTAAGTTTTTTCTTTCGTGTCTTGATTGACAGATTTGTTTGGTCCCAGATAATTCTTTTACCCTCTTCCTTTGCCCTCACAAAAGACATCTCCAATTGACGAGTTGCCTCATCAATACAATCTTGGAATACTTCATTATAAGTCATTCCAAGACGCTTTGCCTGTTCTTCGATGTAATTGTCTGTGGATAAGACAACGGCATCCTTCCAGTATTCATAATCCCGGAGTTTATTTACATAAGTAGATTTCCCGGAACAGGGAATACCCACAAGCATCACAAGTTCAGGAATATACATATTCTTTCCAGTCCAAGACATTAGAGGTGTTGATAGTCAAATGTAACTTATTATAAGGTCTCTTTACCTGCTTTGTCAAGGGCATTCCCGCTTCTCCCGGCGTTCGGTTTCCTTTCTTTACATTACAAGACCCACAGGATGTAGCAAGATTTTCCCAGTTATTTTCTCCGCCACGAGACGCAGGATGAATGTGGTCTATTGTAAGATTTTCGGTTGCTCCGCAGTATAAACATTTGTATCCGTCTCTTTTCATAATGAGACTTCTGGTGGGGCGATTTTCCATTAACTTCTTATAAGGAAGACGAATATAATTTAACAACCGAATTACTTTTTCGGTAATCATATGTGCCTTTTCTTTAAGAAGTAGAACAATTGCCCGACGACCATCACAAATATTGATAGGACTATAATCACTATTCAGTACCAGAATATTCTGTGTGATTTTGATTTTTTGATAATCCATAAGTTTTAGTAGTTCCAGTTTATACTGCCGAACATCCATCTGGCATCATTAATCTTCGGTTGCGAACCCAAAGATTTTCCAATCATATCAATTAGAACTTCTTTAGAACCTTTACCACCTTTCATCGCATACATTATAGGTGCGTGAAGAGACGAAACCTTTTTCTGGACGAACTCCACGGCGAAGTCTTTCTTCTCCGGATACATTTTGTTTCCTTCCACAAAGAGTTCTGCCATCTCCAAAGCAACCTCGTCCAGACCAGCGTGGAATGCCCTCTGGAAGCGTTGAATGCGTTCTCCGTCCTCTGGGGTCAAGAGGGGCACCAAATCGTCCACAGCGTCTTCCAGAATGGTCTGGAGGACGTTCTTCTCCTGACTGATGCTGTCTTTGGATTTATGACGAAGCACATAATCAGCAGATTTTACTTTACACATATGCCCCGTATCAAAGCGAAGAACGATACCTTCGCCATCATCCCATTCCCGAACTTGTTTGACGAATAGATTGATATTCTGGACCGGAAGACCATTCACCGCTTTGACTACAGGAATATTCCAAGCAGTAGCATACTTTAACATAGCATCATAATAAACATAACACCCAGTAGTTTTATCCCGCATACCAGTCAAAATGAGATTGTCTTCGGGATAATCCACAACAATTCGGTTCTTACGAGAGCACCACTCAAAGAGAGGAGTGATGTTTCGTTGGAAGCACTTGCGAATGAAAGTATCATAGTGAGGTTTATCGGCAATAAACACTTCTGCGTTCATCGCCACATCCGTAACACCTGCTTTTGATACTAATCTAAATCCATAAGGAGATGGTTGTGCGGAAATTAATGAACCATCAAGTTTCTCAAGAACAATATGAGGTTCATAGAGATTGATTTTATTCAGTTGAGTTTCTTCTTTCTCACCAACATTAAAGAACTTATGATATTTTCTACAAATCAGTTTTCCTTCCTTATCAAAAGTAAGACCACGACATTCCCGACGAACAGCAGAACCAATCGGGTCATTCTCATCC